CCCGGCGGTGATCTCCCGGAGCACAGCGTCCTTCAGCACGTCCTCGCCGACCTTCAGGCCGTCCACGAGGGTCACGGTCACTTCGGCGGGCATGCTAGACCTCCTCGCAGCTGATGGCGCTGAATTTCAGGTCCACGGTGCCGTCCTTGGTCTTCAGGCTGGGCACGTCCGTGACAAAGGCCTCGCGCAGCAGGAACTGTTTGCCCGTGTCCGTGTCAAAGGTGATGGTGGCGTCCACAATCGCGGCCAGCGCCTTGAGCGAAGTGTCGGCGGTGTGGTAGATTTGGCACTCCAGTTCCGGGGCGACGGTTTCTGCCGAGAAGCCGTAGACCTTGCCAGACCCCACCTTGGGTTCACGTTTTTCACCGCCGAAATTGAGGGTCGCTCCGTCCGCAGAGCGCAGCTCCTGGCCGTCCACGCGGATGATGGCTTTCCCGGTGATCTGCATGGTTGTTTCTCCTTGGTTCTATTCGATTAGAGAATGAACTGAATCTGCTCGGCCAGGACGCGGAACTGGTTGACCAGGTCGGGCGGGGACAGCACGTTGACGCGGTTGCGGTCGTCCGCGTCGCGCTCCACGAGCAGGTCGGCCTTGTACTGGTCGAAGTTCTCCACCAGGCCTTTTTCCTCCAGCTCGCGGAAGAGCGCGACCAGCTCGGCCCGGATGATGGACGGGGTCACGATGGCCTGGCCGGGGCCGAAGCGCGTGCCGTCGTCGGCGAGCTTGCAGCGCGGGAACTTCTGGGTGATGCGCGCGCTGGTGGCGTAGCGGATGTAGCCGAGCGTGGCCGGGGTCTGCACGTCCAGGTAACTGGGATCGGTCAGGCCGTAGGCGTTGGTCTGGTAGGTGGTCACCTCGCGCTCGATGCGCACCAGTCCGCCGGAGTCCACGTAGCTGGTGGCCATGCCGTCGTAGAGCAAAAGGTTGCGTTCTTCCTTGGGCCAGCGCTCGCCCACGGCCGGGGGCAGCACGCCGGGGAGCACCAGGGTTTGCAGCGGCCGGGCCGGGTCGATGGAGAGCGAGCCTGCGGCGGTGACGCCGTAGACCGCAGCCCAAACCCAGGGCGGCGTGGGACTCGCGCCCGTGGCCATGCAGGACACGAGCTGACTGTTGCGGGCGCTGCCGAAGGTGCCGCTTTCGGCGTGCGTGCCCCGGAAGGCGCAGTAGGCGATGCCGTCCTGCTGACGCATCGGACCCCAGCGGTCCGCCAGTTCCTCCTCCAGGGCGGCCAGGTTGGCCGCGTCGGTCCAAGGCATGACGAACGTGTTCCACCATTCGTCGCCCAGGGCGGCAATGGCGTCCGCCACGTCCGGATTGCCCGCGCCGTCGTGCATGGCCGTGATGCTCACGCCCAGTCCGGCGGGCAGGACTTCGCCGGTGTAGTAGTTCAGCCGCAGATCCACGGCGTTGCCGCACTCGCCCTTGTGCCGCGCGGTCAGGGTGACCACGGCTTCGGCTGCCGAGGCGGTGACGGGCAGGTCCGCGTCCGCGTTGATGGCGGCGGCCAGGGCCGTGGCCACTTCGGCGGCGCTGTCGGCGGCCATGACCGCGATGCGCACTCGCTGCCCGGCGACGTAGAGGTTCAGGGTGCCGCTGCCCGTGGCCGGTCCGGTCACGGTGAGCGTTCCGGTGGCGGCGACTCCGGCGGAGGCGTCGGCCAGGGGCACGGCCCAGGTCTCCATGTAGCGGTCGGCGGCCTTGGAGGCCTTGAACATGGTCGCCAGCATGGAGCCCTGGCCAAAGAGCTGCACCGCGTGGTCGGCGGAGAGCACGCGCACGGGCGCGGCGGCGGTTGCGCTGCCCGTGGCCAGCATCTGGCCGAGCACGAGCACCTTGTGTGAGATGGCGGGCGTGCCGAGCACGGCGCGGGAATTGTCGAATTCGATGTAGACCAGCGGGACGCGCAAGGTCTCCGGGATGCCGTTGAAGCTGATCATCTATTCCTCCTTGGCCGTGCGCTTGGCCTGGCTGGCCTGGGCGGGCTGGTTTTTCTTGACGGTCACGTCGCCTTCCTTGATGCGGCGACGCCAGTAAGGACTGTCCTGGACCTCGCGGCCCTCGGAGGGCAGGTCGAAGAACACCTTGCGCGGGTCGCGCACCTGGCGGCCCTGGGCGGGGATCACGAAAATGGTCGGCATTATTCTTCCTCCTGGGGAAGCTGCACCAGGTCTTCGGCAACGGGCGAGCCGTCCGGACCGGGCGCGTGTTTGATGTCGCAGAGGGCGAAACGGTCCAGGGCGGCGAAGTCCTCGGCGCTCAGCTCCTGGCCGAGAACCATGCGCTGCCGCCAGGACACGGCCCAAATGGCAACGCCGGACTTGTCCAGGTCGCCGGAATAGAGGTTCTCGGCGCGGAGGCGAGTCGGCACGGTTTCGGACTCGGCCAGGCCCCAGCGGTTCTCCGGGATGGTCCGGGCCAGGGCGTCCACAACGGTCAGGGCCGCCGCGTCGCGGGGCTGTCCCGGACGGTCCGAGGCGACCACAAACACGGCCCAGGCCACTTCGGCCTTGTATTCGCCGTGCTCCCGGCGCAGGTCGTCCAGGGCCAGGGCGGCCACGAGCACCGCAGGGGAGCGCGGGGCCAGACGCCGCAGCTCGGCGGCATCGAACCGCCCGCCGTGGGTCTCGCAGGTCCGCAGCTGCGGCAGGGACGCGCGCAGGGACGCGACCACGGCTTCGCGCAAATCGCAAAGACTCATAGCTCCTCCAGGGCGCGTTGCACGAAGTCATCGGCAATGGCTTCCAGGTCCGCTTCGTTGTCGCCGGACAAACCCAGGTAGGGCCGGGCCGGGATGGTCACCCGGCGGCGCGAGGACACCACACTCATGTCCAGGCCGAACTGGTGCGCGGCGGCGTAGACCAGATTGGAGCCGATCTCCACGCGCTCGCCGCTGACCACATGGGTGATGGTATCCAGGAGGTCGCCGCTGGCCACGAGCAGGCTCTGGTTGCCGTGCCGGGTGCGGGCATGGGACGCGCTCCAGGCGGGCCAGCGTTCGCCGTCCGGCCCGGTCTTCTCCTCGCCGATGCGGCGCTGGGTCTGGGACACGACCTCCGCGCCCAGATCGTCCAGCAGCGCGCCGCGATCGGCGCGGCCCAGGCGGGCGATGCGCTCGCCCAGCTGCGGCAGGCCGGACAAGTCGAAGTTCAGGCCCACGCCGCTCACAGCGCACCCCGCTTGAAATGGCGCGGCCCGGCGATCAGGATCGCGGAGCCGGTGGAGGATTGCGGTTCAGGCTGCGGGCCGACGGCCACCTCGCCGGAGCGGATGCGCCGCAGCAGGGCCACGGCGTCCTCGAACCGTTTGCGCCGCTCATCCGTGGCCATGTGCGGATCGTCCCCGCACATCCGGTAGACCGCGATGTCGCAGGCCAGACGCGTGAGCAACGGCTGCGGCTCGGCGAGCGGCAGCTGGTAGCGGGCCGAGAGATAGACGTCGATCTCGGCGTCGGCGTCGGCCAGGGCGCGGGCTATCACCTCCGCGTCGGCCTGGCCGTCGCCGTCGCGGTCGGCCAGGACCAGGATCTGATCCTGGCCGAACCGCGCAACCAAATCGTCGTAGGTCGCGTAGGCCACCACCTACTTGCCTCCTCCGGGCTTGCCGTCGCTCTTTTTGGCGTCGGGCTTGGGCTTGGGCTTGGGCTCTTCGGGCTTGGCCGTCGCCTCGGCAGACGGCAGAAGAGCGGCCTTGACCTTTTCTTCGGATTCCTGCGCGGGCTTGGGCTCTTCGGGCTTGGCCGTGGTCTCGACCACGATCAGGTTGGGGTCGGCCCGGAGGATCGCCAGCTGCGCTTCCGTCCAGTGGCCGTCCGGGTACGTGGTGGGCGTGGCCGCATGAGCCGCGTTGCAGCGGCGGAAACCGTTTTTCTTGGCGGTGATGATCACGGGCATGGTCTTTCCTCCTAGGCCAGCCACGGAGTCACGAGGACTTCGGCGGTGTCGCGGTAGACGTTGGTCGCGCCGCTCGCGCCGCGCTCGGCCTTGACCACTTCCAGGGCCGCCGCTTCCAGGGTGGGCGGGACCACGAGCAGCGTGGGCCGGATGCCCAGCGGCTTGCCGTTGTCGCCCTTCATGCCCATGAGCGCGGCGCGGGCCAGGCCGTAGTTGGTGGCGTTGAGGGTGGCCTTGGA